TTCCCTATCAGTTCAGAGGGCTGGATAAATGCAGGATTGGCCAGAAGCAGCAAGGGTGGTGATCTCGCAACCGCCAAGGGAGATATCCCGAGACGAGTTCCGGTCCCTGACGCCCGATCAACAGTTGTCGATTCTGGCCAGCGAACCTCACCGGCTGGCCAACAACATCGTTGGCGATCAACTCTGGATGATTCAGATCCTTGCTCAAGCGATTCAGGAGAGCAGGAAGTGAAAGCGTTTGCGGTAGTGCTGTTGCTGGCGCTAGGCGGTTGTCAGGTTCTCAGGGACGACCCCGAAGGAACCGGCCTGTTTGAGATCAGGCAGGGCGATTGCTCGATCACCAAGGCCGATGTGAACCTGACCGGGGGAACCGGCACGCTGGGCGGTTTCATGGGATCGGGTGATGTGTACGTAAGGCGCGGAGACTGCGACGAGAAAGACTGGCAGCGGGCAACGGAGAGCACGTGATGGACCCCTGGACCTGTTGGGAGGGCGCGCTAGGCGATTTCTGCGACAAGCGTCTTACGCAAAACGGCCTGCGCGGCTGGGATGATTTCTGGATGGCGATTTATCAATGGTCCATGCGAAGGTGCCACGAGCGGCATCCGCACCATTGGTGGGAGGATTAATGAGCATCGAATTCGACCTACCCGATCACCGCATCATGGAACTCGGCTGTCAGGCCAACAGCACGCACAGACAGGTGCTGGACGCGATCAACCAGCAGAAGTACGCGGTAGCGGCTGCCAAGGCTTTGTGGGCGCTCGCCATTCTGGACGAGCTGCGCGCTGCGGCCCCGGAGGAATGGCGCAAGAAGTGGGCCAAAGCGATTGCAGAGGGCGGGGAGACGCAGAAGCCGTGATCTTTTTAGAGTGGTCATTGGTGCTTGTTTTGATGCCTATCTTGCGGTCTGCACAGAGGCGGCAATGGTGTGATCTGGGATGACCTCTACCTGTACTACACGGTCGGCGCGACGGTTCTAACGGTCTTCTACGCCGGCAAGATCAACGCATGGCCCAACCAATTAACCGCCCTCCTGATCGCCTGGGGCTGGTTTGTGCTCGCTAACGCCACTTACACACCCGGAGAAATAGAAGCCCTCCCCACAGCACTGATCGGTATCCTCGTTGCGGTCCGCTGGGGCCTACGTCACCGGCTGGCTGCGCAAGATCACGATATTGTCTGGCATCTTTCTTGCTTGCTGGTCTATTGTTGAGATAGACGTTACAACGTGGAAAGCGGTTCGTAACGTGGCTTACTTCTCTCTGGTGACGGCATGTCTGTTGAGTTCGTCCTTGGCGCTCTGGCGGTTGTTGTCGGCGGAACGACGCTAGTCTATGTGTACGCGTATCGCGGGCAGCATAAGCAGATTAAAATGGCCCGCGAGGGGTACATCCGGAACACGTTCTGGTATCTCTGGCTACGACGGTTGCAAGAGCAAGACGAAAAAGGGGTGGTCTGGGACTATGGCAGAACTGGCACTCGCGCTGATGGGCGCGGCGATCCTTGTGGTGATGGGTCAACTGGCAAGACTGGTGAAAGGCCAGGAGATCGGGTTCCGGACTGTCACTGAGACGCAGTCCACGGGCAACGACATTCTCCGGGAGATCCTGAAGGTTGAAACCCAGCGGCGGGACGATTTCAACGAGTTCCGGCGCGCCGCGTGAACGCACAGGAGGCTGTTGATTACGCCGACAGCATCGTATCTGCCCCGTCTGCGATAGCGCTGACCCTGGCGCTGTTGCTGGGGCTGGCGATCTGGTCGATCAAGCATCTCTACAGCGATGCCAAAGCGGCCCGCGAGAAACAGCACGAGGAAGACAAGCAATCAATACAAGACATGTCGAATTCCATCCGCGTGCTGGAAGGCGTCGAAACCAGTCACAAAGACATGCGGGAAAGCTTGAGAAACTTGCAGGTGGCCGTGGAGAACCTAGAGCGCACCGTGAGGGATCGATGAACGCATACCAGTGGATCAAGCAGAAGGTCAAAGACTTGCTGGAGCCGCCGGAAATCCGTGCACAAATCGAACAAACCCACGCCGAATTCGAAGAAGCGCGCAAACTGCTACAAGAAAAAATAGACGACACGACCAACGAGGTCACGCGGGTAGGCGCGGTACGGAATGAGCATTGAACCCGGCGGGGTAATGATTTTGGGCGGCTATGTCGGCTGGGCCGCTATCGTGCTGTTCCTGATGAATGGGGTGTTGATTTACTGGCTGGTTCGGCGCTCGCGTGCGGCAAGAGAATTGTTAGCAGAGCAGGGCAAGGCGCTGTCTGCCATGCTTAAGCTGATCAAGAAAAAGCAATGACAATAGATGCGCTGTTAGCGGTTTTTGAGGGGCTGATCACGCCGCTCTACCTGCTGTTTGCCGGACAGGTGGCGTATCAGGCCAACCGGCTGCGGACTGAGATCGACACCCGAAAGGCGCTGGCGTTGGTGTGGTTGGTTGCCGTGTTCATTCTGTGCGCGTTCGCAGGTTACCTATCGTCTATGATGGATTGGTCTGCTTCGGTGCGGGTGTGGATTCATGGCCCGCTGGTGCTGGCGACCGTTGCGCTCGTGGTGTCGAACACGGCCAAGGTGTTCGCGGAAATGCTCAAGCGTGGCTGAATGGACTTTACCGGACAGGACGGCGGGTTAATGGCTTTATCGTTTGGCGCTGGCGTGGTGGCATGTTGGGGCTTTGTGATGAAAACCGTAACGCCCGTCGTGCAGAAGCGCATCGATCAGCTAGAGACCGAGCTTTCCGAGTTGCGCGCTGAGCTACGCGAGGAGAAGCGCGCCCGGATGGAAGACCTCAAAGCGATAAGGAATGAAGGATGACCAACGCATGTGGTTCCTGCGGCTGGTGGCACGCGGCAGCGCTGATGCTGGTGCTGTGGTGGGCCAACGGGGCCAGCGCGGCGGTCGATATTGGCCCGCTCACCTGTCCGCCGGGCAGTTTTAACGGTGAGGTGCCATTCAGTTGGGATGCCCCCACACAGAACACCGACGGCTCGACTCTGACCGATCTGGCCAGTTACGAGGTCCACAGCGGCCCGTCGCAGGGCAACTACACGGCGATCGACGGGGTTAGCGACATCACCGAGACGCAGGCAACGCTGCGCGTGTGTGACCCTGGCGACGTGTTCCTGTCGATGAAATCCGTCAACGCGCGCGGCGTGCGCAGCGGGTTTTCAAACGAGGTTCAACTGATGGCGATGCAGATCCCCGACCCGATGCCGCCGGGCAACTTCGAGCAGGACCCCACGCGAATCATCACCATCATTGATTGCCCGGCTGGGTATACGTGCGAGATCACGGTAACCCCGGTGCCGAACGGGTCGTGACGCCACTCCCGATCAAGTGCCCGACGTGCGGTGCAGAGCCGGGAGATCGGTGCCGACACCCAAGCGGCGGGTTTCATCGAATCGTGAGGAATGGAAAGCGCGTGTACGCCAACCACAAAGCCCGTCAGGACGAGCACGAATACCCGGCCAAACCGCCGAAGCGCCCGGTGATCCGCATCGGGCGGTTTGCGTATCTGTTGCTCCTGTTCCCGCTGGTCGCGCTGGGCGATCTCCTGCCCTACGACTTCGAGCAGTTGCGCTCGGACGTGGCAACGGGAGCCGACACCCGCATCCACCGCGTTTACACGGAAGCCAAAGCCCTTGCGGATGCCTCTGTCGGGCTGCCCCCGGCTGATTGTTCCTACCCTGGCGGGTCGGGTGATTACGCCACCTACGAGTGCGCGCTGACCGATTCGGAGCGCATGGTGTCGCTCGCGATTGCCTATCAGGGCACGCTCGATCTGACCTACGCCAACGAAGCGCACAGCCTGCTGATGTACTACCGGCAGGAAAGCCCCGGCGTACCCCAACGGTTCACGGCTTGGGAGATTGCTTGGTTGCTGGCCTACGACATGATCCGGGATTCCGGCGTGTTCTCGGCGCAAGACCTCGCCGACATCACGTCGAGCCTGACCAGTTGGGGCGGTGACAACATCGCCAGCGGTTTCAGCAACCCGACCATGGAAAACATGACCATGTGGCATGGCGGGATCGGAGCGGTGCAGGCGCTGCTGGTGAATGACGCCGCGCTGATCGCACAGGCTGAGGCGTGGTATACGGGCCGCTTTCTTGGCTCGATAGGTTCGCAGGGAGATTTGCCGGACTGGACCGGGCGCGCACCGGATGGGGTGGACTATCACGAGTATTCGCTCACGCCGGTGATGTTCATGGCGATTGCCGGGGCGCAGGCGGGTTACGACTGGCACACACAGACGAACAGCTCGGGATTGACCATTGTCGATGCGGCGCGGTTTCTGGCGGATGCGTCAAGCATTCAGCCTGACGCCAACTGCGGGGTGACCACGGTATTCGGAGGAATTCCTTATTCCGGCTCCTGCCCCACCTCGGGCGACTACGGAGACACGCTCCCGGTGGGCCGTTTGACCGACAAGCGCCACGTTCTCAGGCTGGCGCTGACGTTCGGCTATGACGCAACGATGGCGTCCGCGTTCAACTGCGATCTGTGGGCACGCTGGCAGGCGACAGGCCAGCCCGTTCCCGCAACGTGTCCGGGGCCTGGGTTCAACTACCTGGGCGCGCCGTTTGTTGCAGATCTGGTGCGGGTGGCGGACATCGGTGGTCCCCCACTTCCTCCTCCTCCGCCGCCGCCACCCCCACCAGACCCACAATGTTCTGACGGCATCGACAACGACGGGGATGGGGAAACGGATTACCCGGCAGACGACGGCTGCACGGATGCTCAAGACGACGACGAGACCGATCCGCCGCCTCCGGGTGGTACTGTGGTTGATCGGACGATTGTCTCACCAACGAGCCCTGAGACGGCCTGCACGGACAGCGGGGTGCTCAATCTCACCGGGCAGTCTCTCACCATCACCGCCACGATTACGCCCAACGCACCGCTGACCAACGACAACCGGGTGATCATTCAGGGTGAGACGTGGAATAGTGCCGATATCTACCTCTATCTCGCGGTAGATGGATCGGAGACGAAGCTCCGGGTGAAGATCGCAGGGCTCACCCGTGAGTTGTCCGTACCTCGGGGCGTATCCTCGGGCGAGACCGTCACGATTGTCGCCACCTATGACGGTGCCCAGTTGCGCCTGGACGCGGCTGGGACGGTCGGCACGCTGGCGGCATCCGGTGACATCACACCGGGCGGATCAACGCTCTGTGAGGTCGGCACGCAGCCGAACGATACGCAATACCCCGTAGCGCCCTTTCCGGGGGACATCTCGGTGCAGGTGGAGAACTGAGTGGGAACGTTCGCCTCAGAAGAGTTCAAGACCGCCACCAATGGCGAAATAACACTTGATGCTGTGACCGCTGGCCACAAAGCGGTGGCGGTGCTGGCTGGGCGTTCGGGCGGTGGATCTCCGAGTATCACGCAGACCGGTGGGAACTCCTGGGCACGGCCTGCGAATGTTCCGAGCTTTGAGATAGCGTCGGGGACGAATCGCAGAACTGTTGATGTGTGGTGGATCGAGTTTGCTGGCACTGAAAGCACGTCAGTTGAAGCCACGCTGTCTACAGGCACGGAATATTTCTGTGTTTGGCGCTTTTCAGGCGTCGAGGGAACCGGCCTGCTGGATTCGGATGATTGGGACAACGGCGAGACCTCTAGCGCGACCAGCGGGGACACAGGAGATACAGGTAGCCACGGCGGCAACACGGTTGCGATTGTCGGCGGGATCATCAAGAAGTCTGCGACGGGTGAGTCTGTCAGCTGGGACAACTACAACGACTCCACGCAAGTGCACGATCCGGGCGGTGCGTTCGATATGGAGATCGCCATGGCGGCCGAGTCTTTCACGACCACAGGCACCCGTGGTGACACGTTTACAGTCGGCGGTAGCAACGATGGTCTGAACGGCTTTGTGCTATTGTTCGACCGTGATGCGGGCGGGGGTGGAGACGTTGCAACCTACCGGCAGCCCTACCAAAACAGACAGATACAACATATGGTGATCCGTTAATGGGTAGAATCTACACAGCCTCGTTTACAGAGGTCGCGGTCACGGCCCAGCAAGATCTGTTCCAGATCGAAGCCAACACGGTGCCGGCCATCATTCACTCCGTTATGCTCAGTCAGACCAGCGATGTCGGAGACGCCGCCGCCGAAGGGCTGTCGATTCTGATCCGGCGGGTTACGGATGCGGTCACCAACGACATTGCCGAAGGGCTGATGGACGCCGGAGACGCAGCGGCAAACGCCGATCTGGCCGTCAACGAGACCACAGAACTGACCACAGGGGCCGCTACCATCATCGCGGATACCTGGGTGCTCCCCATGAACTACCTGTGGTTGCCGCCTCCCGAGCATAGAATTGTGGTTGAGGTCGGCAACGCGGTCACGGTCAACCTGAACACCACGCCCGCAGACTCAATCACGATGAGCGGCACCCTGATTTTCGAGGAGATCGGAAGCTAATGGCTGATCTGGTATTCAACGTCGCCAAGGGTAAGGTCAACGAGTACATGGCCCGCGTTGACGGCAACGATCCGACCAACAGTGCAATCATCGTGGTTGCTGTCGTGTGTACTGCGACAGATGCGACTGTTCGCGACTACGACACGCTGTCAGCCCTTCTCGGGGATGCTAACGTGGCAGAGGCCACGAACACCAACTACGCCCGGAAGACGCTCACAGACACGGACATCACGGCCCCGACGCCGGATGACACGAACGACCGGCAAGAGGCCGACATCCCTGATCAAACGTGGTCCTCAGTGGGGGCTGGGTCTAACTGGACCGATCTGGTCATCTGCTACGACGGGGACACGGGAGCTGGCGACGATACAAACATTGTGCCGCTGACGTTCCATGATTTCTCCGTCACCCCGAACGGCGGAGACATCACGGCTCAGATCAACGCCAACGGGTTCTACCGCGCCTCGTGATCTTCCGTCGACCATCCCAGGTCTACTACCTCCGTAGACGGGTATGGGTCGGCACGTCTGGCTCCGCGCAGAATATCGCGGTCGGCCAAGCAGCCGAGACTGACACCGCCTTAGCGGCAACCGCCGTTTCCGGAGCCGTGACGGTTGCAGTCGGGCAGGCAACGGAGACGGACAGCGCTCTGGCGATGTCTGCCAGTGTCGGTACGACGGTTGCTGTCGGACAGGCCACAGAAACAGATACGGCCCTCGCTGCAACGGTTGTCCCCGGCGCAGTCACGGTCGCCGTAGGCCAAGCCACAGAAACGGATTCGGCGCTCGCCGTGAGTGCTGCCGTTGATGTCTCCGTAGCTGTTGGCCAAGCAACCGAAACAGATGTCGCGCTAGGGATTACCGCCAGTCAGGGTACAGCGGTTGCCGTTGGACAGGCGACTGAGACCGATTCAGCGCTAGGGGTTACGGTTTCAGTTGGAGCGGTGACTGTTGCCGTTGCCCAAGTGACAGAAACTGATGCCGCTCTTGCCGTTTCTGTGGTTGGCGGCGAGACATGGACCGAGCAATCAGACACTACGACGGTCTGGTCTGAACAAAGCAACGCGTCTACGACATGGACGGAGGCCGCGTGAGCACAATAGCGTTTGATGGCGTATCTGTAGCCCATGACTCCCAGATCGGAGCCGGGAATCGAATCGACAACGCCGAATGGAAGAAGGTCCGAAGCGTCCAAGGGACAGAGTTCTGGTGCGCTGGAGGGACCGGAGAAGCCGACGCTGTAAACGCTTTTATCGAGTGGGTCGAAGATGGTGCTGGGCCAGACTACCCAGAGATATGCAAAGAGCGTTCCGAACACTGCTGTTTCATTGCCATAGATGACGAGATGCTGGTCCACACGTTTGAACGCAGGCCGGTCTCAACGGTCGTTGAGCGCCCCCCATTCGCTTGCGGCAGCGGTTCTGATTACGCGCTCGGCGCCATGTACGCCGGAGAGCCCGCAGAAGGGGCGGTTCACATCGCAAGGCAACTTGACCCACATACAGGCGGCCCTGTGTACTGGTTCAAGCCACCTAAAGCGCTGGAGGCTGTGTGATGCCAGCAGGACGTCCCAGCAAGTACGACCCCTCCGTTCTGCCCATCGTCAGAGAGTACATAGACAACTACTCAGAACACGGAGACGTGATCCCACAGATTGCCGCGCTGCACAAGATCCTCGATGTTTCTGTCAGTTCAATTTACAGATGGGAAGAAAACGAGGAACAATTTCGGGAAGTGTTGGATGAGTTGCGCCAAGCACAGCATAAAGTGCTGTTGAATGGCGGGATCTCAGGAGACTTCAACGCAACGATCACGAAGCTGGTCCTGACCAAGCATGGTTACACCGATAAGACCGAAACAGAGTTGACCGGTAAGGGTGGCGGCCCCGTGGAGTGGGTCATCGAGTCAGTCAGTGCAGATAAGAGTCAAGACGCCTGAGAAGTTGGTTCCGCTGCTGGCCACAAAGAAGCGGCTCAAGATCGCCGTAGGTGGCCGAGGCGGGGCGAAGAGCTGGTGCTTTGCTGACGCCTTCGTGAAGTATTGCAGCGACGGAGAGCGGCTGTGCTGCGCTCGTGAGTACCAGAACCAGATTGATGATTCCGTTCACGCGCTGATCTGTGATCGAGCGGACAAGCTGAAAGCCCCGGTGGGATACGACAAGACCCGCGTCTGGTCTAAGAGCGGCGGTGAGATTTTCTACCGAGGGCTGAGCAGAAACCCGGACGGTATCAAGAGTATGTTCGGGGTTAAGAAGATGTGGGTGGAGGAGGCGCAAAGCCTGTCTCAGCGGACGATAGACATTCTGGAGCCGACGATTCGTGAGACGGATTCTGAGTTGTGGTTTTCCGCTAACCGAGGGTCAAGCAAGGACCCGTTCTCTGTGCACTTCCTGCGCCCTTACGAGAAGGAACTGAGTAAGCGCGGGTTCTACGAGGACGATGATGTCCTGATCGTGCAGATCAACTGGAACGACAACCCGTTCTTTCCTGAAGTGCTCGAACGGCAGCGGGTCAGGGACTTAGAGAACCAGCCGGCCGCATGGTACCGGCATGTCTGGGAGGGGGATTACGCCGACACGGTGGAGAACGCCATTATTGAGCCGGATTGGTTTGACGCCTGCGTAGATGCTCACAAGCGGCTGGGGTTCGAGCCGTTAGGTCAAGAGCGGATGGCTTACGACCCTGCGGACACGGGAGACGCGAAGGCTGTTGCCCGCTCTCACGGGGTGGTGTATCTCGATGTGCAGTCTACGGAAGACGGTCGGATTGATACTGCGACCGATTGGGCTACAACTCTGGCGACAGAGGCCGGTGTGGATACGTTCGTGTGGGACAGTGACGGTATGGGCGCAGGGCTCAAGCGGCAGATCTCGCTCGCCTTCGAGGGCAAGAAAGTGGTTCTGGGCCAGTTCAGTGGTGGAGCGGGCGTAGACAACCCGGATTCCGTGTACGAACGGCTAGACGGAGAGACCAAGCACACGAGGACGAACAAGGACACGTTCGCCAACAAGCGCGCTCAATACTACTGGATGCTGCGGGACCGGATGTTCAAGACCTGGCAGGCGGTGCAGGCCCACAAGCAGGGCAAGATGATGTTTCTGTCCCAGGACGAATTGGTGTCGTTCTCGGAGGGCATCAAAGAACTGGATGGGCTGAGGGCAGAGTTGTGCAGAATCCCCCGGAAGTACGTACCATCAGGGCGGATACAGATCCTGTCCAAGCCTGAGATGAAGAAACTGGAGATCGACAGCCCGAACATGGCGGATGCAGTGATGATGTGCCAGATGCCGGTAGCGGTGAAGCGCAAAAAGCCGGCGCGCAACTATCCGAGGCTGAGCATTGCTTAACGATTCCGAAATCGGCTCCATCATCCGCGCAGAAGAGGATGACGCGCTCGGCTATCGCGATGAGCTGGCTGAGAAGCGCGCTACCCTCATGTCGTACTACCGCTCCGAGCCGTTGGGAGACGAAACCCCTGGCCGCTCCCGGTTCGTGTCCTCCGATGTCTCGGACATTGTCGAGTGGATGCAGCCCAGCCTGTTACGGGTGCTGGTTAGTGGAAAACACGTAGCCACGTTCGACGCTGACACGGAAGAACAGGAGCAGGAGGCCGAGCAGAAGACGGCCCTTGCCAACTATTCGTTCATGCGCGCCAACAACGGCACGCTGACCCTCCACCACATGCTGAAGGACGGGAATCTCCAATACACCGGAGTCGTGAAGACCTCATGGCGTGAGACCGAAGAGACCACGACAGAACGATACAGCGGCATGTCTGAGGACGAGCGCAGGAAGTTGCTGGCCAACGACGAGACCGAAATAGTCGAGGAAGAGCGCGACGAGGATACGCTGACGTGGCGGGTGACGGCCAAACGGACGACCACGCGAGCCAAGGTCTGCTACGACAACATCCCCCCCGGTGAGTTTGTCATTGCGCGCAACGCCAGAGACTTCGAGAGACCTCGATTGATTGGGCAGCGAACCCCGAAGACCCGCTCCGATCTGGTGCAGATGGGATTCCCGAGAGATCTTGTAGATTCCCTCCCGGCAGACTCCGAGGACAAGCGCAACGAAGACAGGAATCGAAGCGACAGCCGGGACGAGACCAACCCGAGCATGAACCGGGCCAACGACATCATCTATCTGGGTGAGTATTACGTCCGGATCGATGTTGATGAGGATGGCGTGGCGGAGTTGTGGCAGGTGTTCTACGCCGGCAATCAGGTGCTGGAAAAGGAACTCTGGGACGTGCATCCGTTTGCTGTCTATGTCCCGGTGCCGATCCCTCACCAAGCGATTGGCTCCTGCCCGGCTGAGCAGGTGGCAGACATCCATCTGACCAAATCCGTCCTCGTAAGACATCTGCTCGAAAACGTCTATGCGAACAACTACACCCGGACAGCCTCTAGCAATCTGGTCGATCTCGATGATCTGATGACGCCGAGGCCGGGCGGCAACGTCTCTGTCGATGTAGATGGCCCAGTCTCGGGGCATGTCGAGCCCATCCCTGTCACCCCCCAGGTTGACCACATCCTGGCTGCCATCGAGTACATGGACACGGCCCGAGAGATCCGCACAGGGGTTACCCGGTACAACCAAGGGCTACAGGCCGACACCCTGAACAAAACCGCAACAGGTTTTCAGGGGATCATGGACGCCTCACTCCAGAGAATGGAGTTGATGGCCCGGTTGGCTGCGGATGTGGCGGTAAGGCAGATCTACCGGCTCACGGTCATGTTGCTGACCAAGTATCAGGACGAGGCACTACAGATCCGGGTTTCTGGAGCTCCGCTGGAGGTTGATCCTACAGCGTGGCGGTACGATCTGGATTGCCAGATCAACGTGGGTCTGGGTCCGGGCGAGCGAGCGGAGAAGATTGCCAATCTTGGAGCCATCATCCGCGAGCAGAAGGAAGCCATCGATACCGGGAAGGTGATAGCGGATCAGTCCAAGTTGTACAACGCCTACAGCGAGTTGGTCGAGGAGGTTGGTGAGGATACTAGTAAGTTCTTCAACGACCCGTCACAACCGGAGCAGTTGCTCAAGGCTCAGAACGAACTGCTACAGCAGATGGTGGGCCAACTTGAAACGCAGTTGCAGAACCCGCTAGCGGAAGCAGAGATGATCAAGCAGCGCTCGCAACTCGCTCAGTTCGATGAAGAGCAGAAGAACGAGATGCGCCGGTTCATTGCGGAAGAGATGCGCAAGTGGGCCGAACTTGAGTTGGAGCATAAGCAAGACATCCCGAACTTCGGGATTGGCCGATGAGCACCGAACGCGCTAGAGCGCTGCTCAACGACCCGGTCTTGATGGGTGCGTTTGAGTCCGTGCGACAGAAGTTGTTTGCCCAATTGGAGGCAAGCGGCTATTCGCAGCGCAAGGAGAGAGAGAGTATATTCCTCTCGCTGAAACAACTGTCCTTCGTTCGCAAGGAATTGGAGGACGCAGTTAACGCGGAGGACAGGCGTGCGCGTGAACGTGAAGAGCGCGAGCGCATGACTGTCCGACGCTTACAGGAGCGATGATGGCGACCCAACCCGGAACCATCGCAAGCATGGCGGAACGCCTGCTAACCCCGGCTGAAGACCTCGATGAGGCACCCGAAGCCGAAACCGAAGAGGAACAAACCTCCGAGGAGCAGATCGAGACCGAAGAGGAAGCGGAGACGCCGGAAGGTGACACAGAACCTACCTTTACCGTCAAGATCGGTGATGAAGAGCAAGAGGTCACGTTAGAAGAGTTGACGAAAGGCTATCTGCGCGAAGGTGATTACACGCGCAAGACGATGGAGCTTGGCGATCAGCGCAAAGTCCTGGCCGGCAAACTGGAACGGCTGGATTCAGCGCTGGAAGAGGCCGAGATCTTGTCCAAGCTCGTTGACGAGACAGACCTCGACAAGCTCGAAGAAGAAGACCCAGAGGGGTACATCGCGCACACCAAAGCGGCTCAGAAAAGGCAGCAACGCCTGGACGAACTGCGCAAGGAGCGCGACCAGCAGAAGCAGGACGGCGCGGCGCTGAACGACGAGGAAGAAGGCGCGAAGTTGGCGGCGGCTATTCCTGATTGGATTGATCTCGAAGTCCGTGCTTCGGATGTGAAGCTCATGCAGAAGGTGTGGGCGCAGTCCGGCTACACGGACGCCGATGTCGGCACGGATGTGTTCCATGACCATCGGTTTATGGTGCTGTCCCGAAAGGCGGCGCTGTACGACAAGATCATGGCTGCTGACCCTGGGTCTAAAAAGGTCACGACAAAGCCAAAGAGCGCAGAACCTGCTGCGGCTGAAAAGCCGAAGCCCGAGCGGCAAAAGCGGATCGACAAGGCCCGCGAGAAAGCCAAGCAAACCGGGCGTATGCAGGACGTAGCGAAGGCGTTCGAGGCGATGATCACAGAGGGTTAAACAGTGGCAGTTCCCACAAACACCTTTCTCACCTTTACCGCCATCGGTAACCGTGAGGATCTGGCGGATATGATCCACGATATCTCGCCAACTGAGCGGCCGTTCATGTCGAACGCGCCGACCACGTCCGCATCAGCGGTCTATCACGAGTGGCAGACGGACGCGCTTGCGGCGGCCGCCAACAACGCGCAGGTTGAAGGCGACGACGCGACGGCAGACGCCATTGCGCCGACCACCCGCGTCGGTAACCGGCTCCAGATCAGCCGTAAGGTTGTCCGGGTTTCCGGCACGCAGGATGCGGTGGACTCTGCCGGCCGAGCGCGTGAATTCTCGTACCAGATGACGAAGGCTGGCCGCGAGTTGATGCGCGACATGGAAACCGCGCTGACGCAGAACAACGCCAGTTCCGCAGGCGGTGCCAGCACGGCGAGACAGTTGGGCGGCCTGGAGTCCTGGCTTGCGACCAACAAGACCTCTGTGGGCACGGGCACGGCCCAGACCACGCCGGGGTTTTCGAGTGGCAACGTTGCGGCTCCTACGGACTCCACGGTTCAAGGGGCTTACACGGAAACGTCGCTCAAGGCGGTTCTGAAAGCCTGCTGGGACAGCGGCGGCGATCCGACGATGATCATGTCCGGCTCGTTCAACAAGCAGACCGGCTCCGGTTTCTCCGGTGTGGCGACGGCGCAGCGTGATACCGGCAACGCCCGGGTGCAGATCATCGGCGCTGCCGATCTGTACGTGAGCGATTTCGGTGAGCATGCGATGGTGCCGAACCGCTTCCAGCGCGACCGCACGATCTTCTGTCTCGACTTCGACTATCTGGCCGTTTCGTACCTCAGAAACGTGACGATGGACCCGCTGTCGAAAACGGGCGACTCCGAGCGCGCCATGATGATCGCTGAGTACACCCTTGAGGTGCAGAACGAGGCAGCATCGGGCAAGGTGACGGACGCGACAACGTCGTAATCAGCCGGCGGGGCCTCCGTGTGAGGCCCCAAACCTGGAGGGCTGATAATGGCTACAGGTGGCGGGACGCTTTACCCGAAGGCGTATGACCCGAATGAGAGCGAATGGCCGTATGGTTATGAGTTGGCGACGCTCAACAAGATCTGCAAGCAACTGGAGGGCGGCACGCCGACCAATATTGACGCGGCTGGAACGACGGTTGTCACGTCGGGGCCGGGGCAATTGGTGGCACTGGTGATCAATACCGCAGTGGCGTCGGGCGTAATCACGCTGTACGACAATACAGTGGCGAGCGGCACGAAACTTGCCACGGTCACGTTGCCGGCTGTGCTGCTGGAAACGCAGAAACAGTTGGTTTATCGAGCCAATTTCCTGAACGGGCTGACAGTGGTAACGGTTGGCTCGGTTGATATCACGGTGGTGACGCTATGAAAGATCTGTTAGGCCACGACCCGCTCACCGGGGTCACGACGTGGCACGAATACGACCATCAGACCAAGGTT